ACAATAACTGTAGAGATGGCTGGAAGTGGTACAGCTACAAAAGATGTTCCACCTCAATATGCACCTTTATTAAAATCTTGTGGATTAAGTCAAGCTATAGCAAGCAATACAAGTGTTACTTATTCTCCAGTCAGTTCAAGTTTTGCATCTTGTACTATTGTTTATAATGCTGACGGCATACAGCACAAATTGACTGGGTGTCGAGGGACCTTTTCGATCAGCTGCGAGGTGGGTTCAATCCCAACGATTACTTTTGTTATGACTGGTTTGTATAATGCCCCAACTGACACAACAATGCCAACCTGTACATTCCAAAAACAAGCTGACCCTCTTGTATTTAAACAAGGAAATACGAGCGCATTTCAATTTCATGGTTTTTCTGGAGCTTTGCAGTCTTTTAACTTTGATATGAACAACGAGGTTATTTATAGAGAGCTTGTTGGTGGTACACAAGAAGTATCAATAAACAACAGGACACCAAGTGGAACGGTTCAAATAGAAAACGTTGCTTTATCAGCAAAAAACTATTTCACTTCTGCAACATCAAACACAAGTGGAAACAATACCTTCCTTCATGGAACAGCTAATGGCAACAAACTTACGGTGAATATGCCAAAAGCAAATATTACTGCGCCAGCTTATGCCTCTGTTGATGATATTGATATGTTAGACCTTGCATATACAGCAGTTCCTAACACAGGTAATGACGAGATAAGCCTCGTTTTTACATAAATAAATTTGTCTTTTTCTCAATATTGGTTAAACTGTGCGTTACATGGTTTAACCTTTTTTTATGGCATTAATTATTAACAAAGTTAAGTCTTTTAAATGGACAGTTGACTACGAATACCCAGAAGATGATGATTTTATAGAAGTTAAATTTAAAGCAATTTTCAAAAGGATGCCACAAAAATTCCTTAACAAAATGGCTAAACTTGCAACTCCAAAAAAAGATAAAAACGGAAATGAATTGCCCATAGAATTTGACCCCGCAGATTTATGTCGTGAAGTTGTTATTGGTTGGGAAGAAGTATATATATTAAATGAACAAGGCGAACAAGAAGATGTGCCTTTTAACAAAGAAAACTTGGAAAACTTATTAGAAGTTCCATTTGTAACGGCTTATCTTGCAAAATCATTTTACGAGGGTCAAACAGGTAAAAAATTAAAAAACTTAGAGGGGCAGTCGACCATCTTATAAATGGAGGTGTAGAAGACAAGTCGCATGATGATGCTGCTGTATTAGGTATTAAAGGGCTGCCCGCAGAAAGAGAAGAAAAAGATTTTGAGGTTTGGGAAGAAAATTGGGAATCTGTAATGTTTTTTATAAAAATGATGACGCAGTGGAGAACTACTATGGGAGGTGTGATAGGTTTGGATTATTCTGTTTTACAAATGCTATTTGACTTGTATGATATAAATAATCGCAAAGAAATTTTCGAGAATATACAAGTTATGGAACAAGAAGCAATGATACATATGAATAAAGAGAGGAAAAACAAATAATGGCTTTAAATTTAGATACAACTTTTAAACTAAAAGCAAAAGTTGAAGGCGCACGTTCTGTCCAAGATTTTAAAAAACAACTTACTGGTTTAGATAAAAGCTCAAAAATGAGTAAAGCCCAATTGGGCAAAATGAATATAGAAATAAATAGGATGGCTAGAGCTGCTGGTAATACAACAAAAGGACTAAGAAATCATATAAAAGCTCTTACTTTATTAAGAGAAAGAACTGAAATAGGTGGACGTGCATATAAAAGACTTGGTGGGCAAATAGATAGTTTAAAAAGAAAGTTAAAAGGTCTAGACGGACAAGCAGCAAGCACAGGTACAAGATTAGCTTCAATGCTTGCAACAGTTGGGGTCGGGCGAGCTATTGGAGGAATTATAAGAGGTGCTTCAAATTACGAAGAAGAAGTTAAAAAAACTGCTGCTATTGAGGGTGGTGGTGCTAATTTTGCACAAATAGACGAAAGTATAAGGCAAACTGCTCAAGTAGCTGCGGGAACACCTCAAGAAGTTGCAGAATTAGCAACATCATTAGCAAGAGCTGGTTTTGACGCAGATCAAATAAGCGGATCTCTTAATGGAATTGTTTTAGGTGCTGAAGCAACACAAACTGCTTTCTCTGAAATGGGTTCTATTGTTGCAAATAATATTAATGCTTTTGGTTTAGAAATTTCTGACACAGAAGGCTTAATTGATATTCTTGTTGCTTCTGCAAACAACGCAAACCAAACTGTCACAGATTTAGGCGAATCGTTAAAATACGCTGCTCCAGTTGCAAAAACATTTGGACTTAGCGTTAATGACACTGCTGCAACAGTAGGATTATTAGCTCAAGCTGGAATTAAAGGAAGCGAGGCTGGTACGGCACTAAGAAGTGGTTTATCAAGATTACAGATTGCAGCTACAGGAGCAGAGGGTCGTTTGCTTGGAGTTAGTCGAGGTAGTCAAATGTTAACAAAAGGTTTTAAAGCTTTGAGTTCCGATATTTTAGACGCTAATGGAAATTTGAAACCAATGGATGAAGTATTGATAGCTTTAAAAAGAGATTTTGAGAATGTAGAGGATGCTGGACAAAAAGCTGAAATTGCAAAAGCAATATTCGGCCAAGAGCAAGGTTCAAAATTTTTGGCATTGCTTGGTAGAACAGAGGAACACATAACAAGTATGTTTGCTGCTGTAAGAAATAGTGCTGATGTTGCTGAAAGGACTAGGCAAGCAATGTCTAGCTTTGGACTTACTACAAAAATTTTAGGTGGTAACTTTCAAATAGTTACAAATCAAATTGGAGCTGCTTTTATTGCCGTTCTTAACCCTTTGGCAAAACTTTTAAATAGTCTTTTAACTGCTGCTTCAAAACTTCCAACTCCTATAAAAGCAATTGGATCAGGCTTTGCTGCTGCGGGTTTAGCTGCTGCGGGATTTGCTGTTGCTATAGGTACTTTTAAAGCTCTTGGAGCCGTTGAATTATTAAAACCTATAATTCTTTCTTTAAAAGCAATGACTCTTGGGTTTATAGGTGCTGCTAAAGGTGCGATTATATTTTTAGCAACAAACCCTTTTGGATGGGCGATTATTGCTGTTGCTGCTATAGCTGCTGTTTTAATTAAATTTAAAGGTTTTAGGCAAGCTTTAGTTCAAACACTGCAAAATATAATTAATTTTGGAATTGAAGTAAGGGAAAGAATATTTGCTGTTGGAAGGGATTTTGTCGAAATGATAAATAAATTTATTATTAATACTTTGAAAAAATTAGCAGATATACCAATAATTGGAAAAATTTTTGGTGGTGCTTTAGCAAAATATCAAAAACTTGGAGAAATTGTTGTAGATATATCTGACAAAGCAAGTAAAACTATTGGAAGTGCAAAAGACATTATTAATCAAGGAGTAACAAAAGCAGGGGAAATAACTTCTGGTGTGGTCACAACAGTTACGAATTTCGATCCATCAAATATTATTGGAGGTCTTAACCCAACAGGAATTGATGAAGGTACAGAAACAAAACAAAACAGTGTTATTGGAGGTATGATTTCAGCTTTAGAAGAATACAGAACAAAAGCCGAAGATGTAGCAGGTCAAGTAAAAAATGCAATGGGTAATGCTTTGCAAGGAATGGAGGATGCTTTAGTTAAATTTGTGACCACAGGTAAATTAAATTTTGCAGATTTAGCAAGATCTATTATTGCAGATATAACAAGAATAGTAATAAGGTCAGCAATAATAAGCCCTATTTTGGGTGCTTTTGGAATAACAACAAATGCAAACGGTAACGCTTTTCAAAATGGAAAAGTTACAAAGATGGCTTATGGGGGAATAGTCTCTAAGCCCACCCTATTTCCCATGAAAGATGGATTGGGTCTGATGGGTGAGGCAGGTCCAGAAGCCGTGATGCCTCTTAAAAGAAGTAGTAGCGGAAAACTAGGAGTTGAAGCTTCTGGTGGTGTTGGAAATATTGTTGTTAATGTTGACGCAACTGGAAGTGCTGTACAAGGTGACGAGTTTAACGGCAAAGAGCTTGGACGTTTGATAGGAATGGCAGTACAATCCGAAATAGTTGAGCAACAAAGGCCGGGAGGACTACTTGCATAATGGCAACATTTCCATCAATAGAACCTAGTTACTCACTTACAAAGCAATCAAACCCGAACATAAAAACGGTAAAATTTGCAGATGGTTATGAACAAAGAATAACTTTTGGACTATCAACAAATCAAAATCCTAAACAATACGTTTTAAAGTGGAAGAATATAACAGAACTAGAAGCAGATACAATTGAGTCTTTTCTTGATTCTAGAGTTGTAGACGGAGAAAGTTTTACCTACACACCTCCAAGAGAAGGTTTTACAAAAACAGGAACATATAGTCAATCATCAACAGTGGTAACAATCACTATTGCTAATCATGGCTTAGTAGTAGGAAATGTTGTAACTATAGATTACACTTCTGGATCAGGTGTGGATGGTACTTTTACTGTTGCCACAACTGCTAATGCAAACGTATTTACAGTAAATGCAGCTTCTGGTGCTTCAACTACAGGCAATGTCTCAGTATCTTTATCTGGAGCCAAGCAATTTAAATGCGAAAATTGGGTAAAAACTATGAACTTTGGGAATACGGCTGATATTAATGCTACTTTTACACAAGTTTTTGAGCCATGAGTACAGCACTTGTTGTTAGTGATTTACAAAATGTAAATCCATCTTCCATTATTGAACTTTTTATATTGCAGCTAAAAAGTACACTACACGGAACAAATACATCACCTAGTGGAGAAACAAACATTTATCGTTTTCATAATGGAACGAGTTTAAATAATAATGGAGAAATTATTTGGCAAGGGAAAAATTATTTAAGATTCCCCATCCAAGCGGAAGGATTTTCATTTCAAAAGGGTCAACTTCCAAGACCAAAAATAATCATTAGTAACGCTTCTGGATTAATGTCAACTATCCTTAATGCTGTTAATTTTGTAAACCCGGGGAATGATCTTACAGGAGCAACAGTGACAAGAATAAGAACTTTAGCAAAATTTATTGACGCAGCGAATTTTGTTGGAGGCGTAAATGTATTTGGAACACCAGATCCAAACTCAGAATTTCCTAGAGAAATTTATTACATAGATCGCAAATCTACAGAAAATAGAACTGTAGTTGAATTTGAATTAGCTGCTGTTTTTGATATGGCTGGCGTGCGAGGTCCTAAACGTGCTTGCACAAGAGAGATATTTCCATCAATAGGAACTTTTGTGTAATGAATTGGAAAGAAGAAGCTTTAATTCATGCGAAAAAAGAAGTTCCTAGAGAATCTGTAGGTCTATTACTTAATGTAAGAGGAAAAGAAAAATATTTTCCTTGTAGAAATTTGTCTTTAACAGATCATCAATGTTTTATTTTAGATCCAGAAGATTATGTCAAAGCAGATAATATTGGCACTATAACGGCTGTAGTACATAGTCACCCAATCAATCCACCGACACCAAGCCAAGCTGACCTTATAAGCTGTGAAGAAAGCGGATTAGAATGGCATATTGTTAATCCAAGTACTGAAAAATGGGGATATTGCAAACCAACAGGATATAAAGCACCATTAATAGGTCGTCAATGGGTTTGGGGTGTGACGGATTGTTGGGCTTTGGTTAGAGATTGGTATAAAGAAAATAGAAATATTGAATTAAAAGATTATGAAAGACCGATTACTCCACAAGAATTTTACGAAAAACCACTTTTTGAATTTTATGCTGAAGAAACAGGATTTAGGGAGCTTAAATATAACGAAAGGCTGGAAGATGGGGATGTTTTATTAATGTCTATATGTGGTCCTACTTTAAATCATGTTGCTTTATTTTTTAAAGGAGAGGTTATTCATCATTTAACCGATAGACTATCTTGTAAAGAACCTTATTCTGAGTGGCTTTTTAAATGCACTGGCAAGAGGTATCGTTATGAGCCGTAAAATAAAAATTTATGGAAAACTTGCTGAATTTGTAGGAGCAAAAGAATTTGATGTAAAGATTACAACTGTAAAAGATGCTGTAAGTTTTTTAGTAAATAATTTCCAAGGTGTAGAACAACACATGAACCCCCAATATTACCAAGTAAAAATTGGTAATTATGCAATAGATAAAGATGAAATTGATTATCCTTTAGCAGAAAATGATATACATTTTATTCCAGTAGTAGCAGGTAGAGGTGATTTCGGAAAAATCTTATTAGGTGGTCTTTTAATAGCAATGTCTTTTGGTGTAGGTGGTTTCTTTGCAAGTCCTATGTCATTTGCAACTGGCGCAAAAGTTGGTTTTGGGGCGAAAGTTGCATTTGGAGTTGGTGCTTCATTGGTTTTAAGTGGTGTTTCTAATTTACTATTTCCAGTGCAACAACCCGAAGTACCAGAAGACGATCCAAGAATATCATTTCGTTTTTCTGGTCTGCAAAATACTAGCAGAGCCGGAACTCCTATTCCTTTAGTATATGGTGAAATTATTACTGGTTCTGTTATTATTTCAGCAGGTATTGACACAGACCAAGTATCAGTATGAAGAAAATAATAAGAGGTGCTAAAGGTGGAGGTAGCAATCGTACCCCACAACGTGCGCCCGATACTTTAAACTCAAGACAATTTGCAAGTATATTAGATTTATTTTCTGAAGGTGAAATAGAAGGATTTTCTACTCCTTCTAAAGCTGGTTTGACGTTTGGAACAGCTCCATATTTGTACGGAAGCTTAAAAGATGTTTTTCTAGATGACACTCCTATACTTAAAGAAACTGCAAGTAACACAACACCACAACCAAGTGACTTTAATTTTAGTAATGTAAGATTTGACTTTAGAACAGGTACATTTACACAACCTATCATCCCCGGGATTGTTGGTAGTACTGTTCCAATAAGCGAAAATGTAATAGTAACTGTTGCAAATGACTTTAACAAAACAATTACAAGTCATTCGATAACTGCTGTCAAAGTTACTATATCTTTCGATCAAATACAGCTTTTAAAAGATAATGGAGATATTGAAGGTTCTTCTGTTCAATTAAAAATAAAAGCTGGATATAACAATGGCGCACAAACAACAGTTATTGATGACACTGTTACAGGAAGAACCGCAGATCCATATCAAAAAGAATATCGTTTTAACGTAGATAAAACTGTTTTTAACTCAAGTGGGCATACGTTACAACTAACTGTAGAAAGAGTTACGTCAGATACCACGGCTGAACATAATAGTGGAAAGTTACTAGATACCATGAGAGTTTTTAGCTACGAAGAAATAACTGATGATTCTAATACTTACCCAGATTGTGCATACTCTTTACTCAGATTAGATTCAGAACAATTTAGTAATATTCCTCAAAGAGTTTTTAAGATTCGTGGGATTAAAGTTCGTATTCCGGGGGCAGGTGCAAATAATTCTGGCACACCTACAGTAGTAAAAAATCAAGCGGATGCAACAGCTCTTGGGTTAGGAACTGTCAGTAGTTTTGGGTTTATACATTATCCCGCAGGGTATATTTTTAACGGAACTATGGGAGCTGCTACTTGGACAACTTGCCCCGCTATGATTCTTTTAGATGTATTGACTACTGAAAGATATGGATTTGGAACGCATATTGCACCTAATTTTGATTCTTCCAACCCAAGTGATGTAGACCTGTATGAAAATGTAGATCTTTTTTCTATAGTGGCTGCAAGTAAATATTCAAATGAGCTGGTCAGCGATTTATCTACAAACTCAGGTAGTGTAAAAGAACCGAGATTTAGTTGTAATGCAAACATACAAGCTACAAAACAGGCTTATGATCTTATAAATGATTTAGCAGGTGTGATGAGGTGTTTTCCTATTTGGCAAACTGGAAATGTAACGATTACACAAGACAGACCAACAGACTCAAGTTATTTATTTAGCCTTGCAAATGTAACAGAGGAGGGGTTTTCTTATACAGGCTCAAGTTTAAAACAAAGACATTCAATGATCCATGTTTCTTATCTAAATATGGATACTAAGGAGATGGACACAGAAATAATACAGGATCAAGCTGCTATTAATAAAATTGGTATAGTAACTAAACAAGTAAAAGCTTTTGGAACAACATCAAGAGGTCAAGCTATAAGACTTGGTAAAGCAATTCTTTTTAGTGAACAACATGAATCTGAAGTAGTTACTTTTGATACGTCTATTGAAGCAGGTGTAATTGTTAGACCCGGAAGTGTTATTTCAATAAACGATCCAGTAAGAACAGATAATAGAAGATCAGGAAGAATTAAAGCTGCAACAACAACACAAATAACCGTAGATTCAACACAAAATTTTGACACTTTAACTGGTGCAACTACTGTATCTGTAATAATGCCAAACGGATCTATTGAGGAAAAAACTTGTACTGTTGTCGGTGACAAAATAAATTTAACAAGTGCTTTAAGTACAGTGCCAAACGTCAATAGTTTATGGATGCTTAGTACAGCAAATTTAGAACCACAGACATTTAGAGTAATTACTGTTGAAGAAAAAGATGATTTTACTTATACAATAACTGGATTAACATATTTAGCTGGAAAATATGCACATATTGATTCTGGAACAGCACTGCCAGCTAAAAATATATCTTTATTAAATACACCTAAACCAGCCCCAACAAATTTGAGAATTGTTGATAAGGACGGCAATCCAAATGAAATGATAATTACTCTTAATGGTTTGGCTGTTAGTAAATTATTACTTACATGGTCGGGTGTGTCTGGAGTAAGTCAATATTTAGTTCAATATAGATTTAACAATGCTAACTGGATTAGTGAAGTTGTTTTTAGAACAGACTTTGAGCTATTAAATACAGAAGCTGGATTATATGAATTTAAAGTATTTTCTTTTAATGCTGCTTTAATATTATCCGCTTCTTCTGCTGACTTAAGTTTTGTTGCTGTTGGTAAGACTAAACCACCTGATGATGTAAACGGTTTAACAATTGAACCAGTTACCAATAAATTAGTAAGACTAAGATGGCAACCAGCCACTGATCCTGACGTTTTACACGGAGGAAGAGTATATGTGCGTCATAGTAGTAAATCAGATGGTTCTGCAAATTTCCAAAACTCTGTAGATTTAATAGAAGCTTTAGCTGGTAACTCCACTGATGCGGTGGTTCCTAGCCTTGAAGGGGAATATATCCTTAAATTCCGTGATGACCAAGGCAATTTTAGTCTTGGTGAAAATTCTGTTATTTACGATTTACCTG